TTAGAAGAAGCAACGGAAGTTATGTACACAGCTTTTAATAGATCAAACTTTCAACAAGAAATTTTTGAATTATACCACGACCTTATTACATTTGGTACAGCAGCAATGTTTGTTGAAGAAGATGAAGAAGATTTAATTAAATTTTCTACAAGACACATTGATGAAGTTTATGTAGCTGAAAATGAAAAAGGAAAAATTGATACAATCTTTAGAAAATTTCACATGACATCCAGAGCATTAGTACAAAAATTTGGAAACAATGTATCACAAGATATACAAACTTCTGTTAAAAAAAATCCTTATGAAGAAATACAAATTATACACGCTGTCTACCCAAGGAATGAATTTAATCCTAAGAAAAAAGATAAAGCTAATATGCCTTTTGAATCTGTTTACTTTGAATATAAAAATGGAAATGAATTATCGGTATCTGGCTTTAAAGAATTTCCTTTTGTAGTTCCAAGATATTTAAAAGCATCGCATGAAGTTTATGGTAGATCACCTGCCATGACCGCACTACCAGATGTTAAGATGTTAAATGAAATGTCTAAGGTAACAATTAAAGCTGCACAAAAACAAGTAGACCCACCTTTATTAGTTCCTGATGATGGTTTCTTATTACCAGTTAGAACTGTACCGGGTGGATTAAATTTTTATAGATCAGGTACAAGAGATAGAATTGAACCATTAAACATTGGTGCAAATAATCCATTAGGTTTAAACATGGAAGAACAAAGAAGAGATGCTATTAGAGCTGTGTTCTATGTAAACCAACTTCAGTTACAACAAGGTCCACAAATGACTGCAACAGAAGTTATACAAAGAAATGAAGAGAAGATGAGATTGTTAGGTCCTGTTCTTGGAAGACTACAATCAGAATTATTAAAACCTCTTATTGACAGAGTGTTTAATATTTTATTAAGAAACAATCAATTTGCTCAACCACCAGAATCTTTATCAGGTGTAGAGATAGATATTGAATATGTTTCTCCTTTAGCCAAAGCACAGAAATCCACAGAACTACAATCAATTATGAGAGGTATTGAAATACTTGGAAGCCTAGCTAATGTAGCACCAGTATTTGATTATGTTAATTTTGATAACTTAGTTAAACACGTTGCTGACATTGTAGGTATGCCACAAAAATTATTAAAATCACAAAGTGAAGTAACAGCAATTAGAGATCAACAACAACAACAACAACAGGAGCAAATGCAGATGCAACAAGCTCAACAAGCAGCTCAGATGGCAGGAGCAGTAGCACCACTTGCTAAAGCCTTACCAGAAGAAGCTAAAGCTATTGTAAATGCTGAAGAATAAAAATGGGTCAAGCAAAAGATAAACAAGAAGACATTACAAAATATTTAAACAACGTAAAAAAAAATTATCAATTTTTATTTAGTTCAAATGAAGGCAAAGAAGTTATGTCTGATTTAGAAAAAAGATGTCATCATCATACTACTACCAATGTTAAAGGAGATAGTCATGAGAGTGCATACATGGAAGGTCAACGTAGCATCCTTCTATTTATAAAAGCAATGCTACAAAATGAAAAGGATAGATAAATATGTCATCAGAACAGATAACACAGGAAACTGTGCCTGTAGAAACGACACCAGTAACTACAGAACAACCAGCAACAATAGCTAGTGTTGCAAAAGGTGATACTCCAATATCATCAACAACCGAACAACCAAAAGTAGCTACATCTTGGAAGGAAGCAATTTCTGAAGAGTTTAGAACTAACCCAAACATAGAAAAGTTTACAGAGATAGATGCACTTGCAAAGTCATATATCAATGCAACACAAATGATTGGACAAGATAAAGTTGCTGTGCCAAACAAAAACTCAACTGAAGATCAATGGAATGAAGTGTATGATAAATTAGGTAGACCAGAATCTGCTGATAAATATTCACTTGATATTAAATCTGATGTAGTACCATTTGACAATGGTGCAATAAAACAATTTGCTGAAAATGCACACAAGCTAGGTTTAAGTAATACACAGGCTCAAGGTGTTTTAGAGTTTTATAAAAACAGCATGGAAGGTACAGCTCAACAAAGTCAAGTTAATACTGAAACTGCTCAAGTTCAAGCTGAACAACAGTTAAGACAAGAGTGGGGTAGAGAATTTGAAAACAATGTTAAAAAAGCTGGAGCATTAGCTAAAGCTAATTTAAACACAGATATACTTGATCTTGAACTTAAAAATGGAATGAGAGTAGGAGATCATCCTGAACTTATAAAAGGTTTTGCTAAGATAGCATCTATGATGTCTGAAGATAAAATAGTGTTATCTGAAAACGAAAGTACAAATAAAAGCACAGATTTGGAATCTCAAATTTCTACTATTACTAACAATCGTCAAGGACCTTACTGGAACAAAAGACATCCAGATCACGATAAGTCAGTACAACAAGTTTATACATTGAGAGAAATGTTAAATAGTTAAATAATTTTAATCCCTTGTATTTTTTTAAAAATTAATGTAAGGGATTATTAGTAAGACAATTCGCAAGAACCTTACTGACAGCTGGGAAAGACTATGGTCTAACAGACTTTAAATGCAAGAGATGCCTATCAATTCTGATGGATAACTTTTCTGATTATTTAAGTTAACCAATAATAATGGAGACAAATATGTCATCACAAATAACTACAGCATTTGTACAGCAGTATTCTGCTAACATACAAATGTTATCTCAACAAATGGGATCATTATTAAGAGACAAAGTCAGAGTTGAAAGCGTAGTAGGCAAAAATGCTTATTTCGATCAAGTTGGCTCAGTAACTGCTCAGTTAAAAACTAGCAGACATTCAGACACTCCTCAAATAGATACACCTCACTCAAGAAGAAGAGTATCTCTTGCGGATTATGAATTTGCTGATTTAATAGATCAACAAGACAAAGTACGTCTTTTAATAGACCCAACATCATCTTACGCACAAGCCGCTGCTATGGCAATGGGAAGAGCAATGGATGATGTAATTATAGCTGCTGCAACTGGTACTGCCTACACAGGCGAAACTGGTGCAACATCTGAATCCGCACAAACAGCAATTGCTGCAAGTGTCGGCACGGGAACAGGATTAAACCTCGTTAAACTAACTACAGCAAAAAGATTGTTAGATGACGCAGACGTTGATCCTTCTATTCCTAGACATATAATTGTTGGTCCAGAACAACTGCAAAATCTACTTGCTGTAGAACAAGTTACAAGTTCTGACTACAATACAGTCAAAGCCTTAGTACAGGGTGAAATTGATTCCTATTTAGGTTTCAAATTTACTGTTTCTAATAGACTTGCAAAATCTGGTAATGACAGAACTTGCATTGTTTATGCAGAAGACGGAATCACTTTGGGAATTGGAAAAGATATTTCAGCAAGAATAGACGAAAGAGCTGATAAATCTTACGCCACTCAAGTGTACTATTGTCAATCAATCGGTGCAACAAGAATGGAATCAGCAAAAGTTGTTCCAATAACTTGCACAGAAGCATAGAAAAGGAGATATATAAATTATGGCTAATTCGATACAATACGCAAAAATAGTTAGTGTACCTTCTGTTAAAGTTAAAACTAACGAACTCGCTGGTAGAGTAAGAGTTGCATTTGCAGAATATGAAGCAAGTGCAGAACAATCTACTATTACAATGTTTGTAATACCTAATGGTGCTAGATTGTTATCTGGTGCAGTCTCTCATGACGCACTAGCTGGATCTACAACATTGTCAGTTGGTTACGGAGCTCATACAAAAGCTGACGGAACTACTCAAGCACTTGATGTGGATGAGTACAAAGCGGCAGCTGCTTCAACAGCAGCGACAAGTTCTGACGCTTTAGTTACTATGGCTTTAGGTAAAAATAGCGTAACAGATGCTAACGAAGATGGTGTTCCAGTTACAGTTACATTAGCAGGTGCTAATGGTACTGGTACTATTCAGTTACAAATGTTTTACGTTATAGACTAAACATAAAAAAATTAGATGGGGGAGCAATCCCCCGTCTTTTAAAAGATATAAAATTATAGTATAAGGATTATATATGGCATCAGTAGTAGATATTTGTAACGGAGCATTAAATCAATTAGGTGCAACAACAATTCTTTCATTAACGGAAGATTCAAAAAACGCTAGACTTTGCAATTCAAGATTCACACAAGTTAGAGACGCATTATTTAGACAACATCCATGGAACTGTTTACAAAAAAGAACAGAACTAGCAAAAGACACAGCAACTCCAGCTTGGGGTTTTAGTTCTGCTTTTACTTTACCTTCTGATTGTTTAAGATTACTTTACATAATAGATTACGATTCTAACCACAAAGTAGAAGGTAGAAAAATTTTAAGTAATACCGATACTATGAAAATTTTATATATAGGAAGAATTACAGACCCAAATGAATATGATGAATTATTAAGAGAAACTTTATCTGCTAGTTTAGCAGCTGACATCGCATACGGTGTTACATCTTCTAATCCTGTAGCTCAAAATATGTACACATTATTTCAAGATAAACTAAGAGATGCTAGGTTTGTAGATTCAACTGAAGGTCAAAACAATGCACCTGATCTTGGT